CCCACGGGGAGAGTTTTTTTTCGATGGCTGAACATTTGGCGGCCTGCGGGTGGAATGTTGACCTGCTGGGCGACCCGATTCCCGACGGCTTTGGTGGCAGGGGCCGCCCCCCGCATTTGCCGACGCAGGAAAACCGAAACAAAGTCATGGTGTTGCAAGCCATCGGCTGGCCGCCCGCGAAGATCGCCGCCGCCCTGGCGATCACGCCGCCGACGTTGCGCAAGCATTATTTTCGCGAGCTGCGCGACCGCGACCACGCCCGCGCCAGGGTCGAGGCACTGGCCCTGACGGCGCTGGTGCGCAAGGTCCAGGCCGGCGACACGTCGGCCATCGGCTTGCTGTACAAGCGCCTCGACCGCACCGCCGAGCAGGACGCCCGGCCTGTTGCTGGCCGCCCGCCGCGACTGGGCAAGAAAGAGCAGGCGCTGGTCGATGCGCACGAGGCCGGCGCTGACACCGAGTGGTCGGGCTTGCTGAACTGATCGCCCCGCCGCACGCGGACGACCCGTGGTCGTTTGCGGTGCCCGACTGGGGCCAGCGGCTGGCCGAGGGGCGCAGCCTGTTGCCGGCGTTGCCGTTGGACCGCGTTGCGGTGGCGCGCGCTGTCGGCATTTTCAACAAGCTGCGGCTGCCTGATGTGATTGGCCGCCCCGCTTTCCGCGAAGCCATCGGCGACTGGCAGCGCGACATGGTTGCGTCGATCTTGGGGTCGGTCGACGACACCGGCTACAGGCATGTGCGCGAGTGCTTCTGCCTGGTGCCGAAAAAGAACAACAAGACCACGGGCGGCGCGGGCATCATGCTGACCGCTTTGTTGTACGAGATGGCGCCGGCGCAATCGTTCTTTCTGTACGGCCCGACGCAGGAGATTGCCGAACGCGGCTTCGTTCAGGCGCGCGGCATGATCGAGGCCGACGAGGTTCTGAAAAAGCGCCTGCATGTGCAGGCGCATCTGAAACTGATCACCGACCGCAAGACGGACTGCACGCTCAAGGTTCAGACGTTCGACGAGAAGGTGGCCACGGGCGCGATCCCGAAAGGCCAGATGATCGACGAGGTGCATATCCTCGGCAAGATCGGCTATGCGGCCCGCCTGCTGGGCCAGCTGCGGGGCGGCATGGTTTCGCGGGCCGACGCGTTCATGCTGATGATCACGACGCAGTCTGACGAGCCGCCGGCGGGCGTGTTTCGCGCGACGCTGCAACTGGCCCGCGCCATCCGCGACGGGCAGGTGTCTGGCGCAGCGGCGACGCTGCTGCCGCTGCTGTACGAATTCCCGGAAGAGGTGCAGACCTCGCCCGGCAAGCTGTGGCGTGATCCGAAGATATGGCCGTGGGTGCTGCCCAACCTCGGCCGGTCGATCAGGCTGGACGTGCTGGAGGCCGAATTCGCCAAGGCCGAAGCCCTTGGCAATGACGAACTGCGCCGCTGGGCCAGCCAGCACCTGAATGTCGAGATCGGTCTTGCGCTGCACTCGAACCGCTGGCGCGGCGCGGATCTGTGGGAAGCACAGGCCGACGCCACGCTGGATCTTGAAACGCTGATCGCGCGTTGTGACGTTGCCGTCGTCGGGATTGACGGCGGCGGTCTTGACGACCTGTTCGGTCTTTGCGTTGCCGGGCGCGACAGCGAAACCGGCGACCGCTTGGTGTGGGCGCACGCCTGGTGTCAGCGCGACGTTCTGGACTTGCGCAAGGACATCGCGCCGCGCCTGCAGGATTTTGCAGACCAAGGTGACCTGACCCTGTGCGACTGCCCCACCGAGGATATCGAGGGGGTGCGGGTGGTGATCGAGCGGCTGCTGAACGCCGGCCTGCTGCCGGAAAAAGCGGCTGTCGGCCTCGACCCCATTGGCGTTGCCGCCGTGGTCGACATGCTTGACGAGCTGGGACTGGCCGATGACCAGCGCGTCGCCGTCGCGCAGGGCTTTCGCCTGTCCAGCGCGGTGTGGGGTGCTGAACGGAAATTGAAGGAACGCACGCTCTGGCACGCCGCCCAGCCGCTTATGGACTGGTGCATCGGGAACGTGCGCGCCGAGCAGAAAGGGTCGTCGGTGCTGATCACCAAGGAAACCGCCGGCAAGGCGAAGATCGACCCGGTCATTGCCATGTTCAACGCACTGGCCTTGCTGGATCGCAACCCGCAGGCGGCCGAGGTTCCGGCCCCGCAGATTTACGTGCTCGCGTGATGCGATTCTGGCCGTGGTCGCGCAAGTCGGTGGCACTGGGTGACAGCGAGGCCGTGCGCCGCGCCATCCTGGGCGGCCAGCAGGCAAAGTCGGGCGCAGCGGTTACGGCCGACACGGCGCTGAACGTGACGGCCGTGCTGGCTTGCGCGCGCGTGCTGGGCCTTGGTCTGGCGCAGGTGCCGTTCAAGATGTACCGCCGCGACCGCACCGGCGTTGCGGCCGAAGAGCGCGACCACCCGTTGTTCGCGGTCATGCAGCGGCAGGCGAACGCGGTTCAGACCGCGTTCGAGCTGCGCGAGCAGATCGGCCTGCATCTGGCGCTGACAGGCAATGCGTTCGTGCTGAAGCTGCGCAACGCGCCCGGCCAGATCGTTGAACTGCAGGCGCTGCGCCCGCAGGCGGTGACCGTGTTGCTCGAAGCCAGCGGGGCACCGGCCGGATATCGCTACACGTCGGCCGGGACGCAGGTTGTGTTTCCGCCGTCCGAAATCTGGCACCTGCGCAATACGGCGTGGGAGATGGCCGTGGGGCTGGAGCCCGTGGCCATGGCCCGCGAAGCCATCGGGCTCGGGCTTGCGACCGAGGAATTCGCTGCCCGCCTGTTTTCTAATGGCGCGCGCCCCGGCGGCATATTGTCGTCGGATGTGAACCTGAAGCCGGAACAGTACGAGGGGCTGCGCAAAAGCTGGGACGACATGAACACCGGCTCCGGCAACGCAATGCGCACGGCTATTCTGTCGGGCGGGTTGAAGTGGCAGTCGCTGAGTTACACCGCCGACGAGGCGCAGTTCATCGAGGGCCGCAAGTTCATTGTTGAGGAAATCTGCCGGGCTTTCGGCGTGCAGCCGATCATGGTCATGCATAACGACAACCAAGCGGCCTATGCGTCGGTCGAGCAGCGCTACATCGCGCACTATCGCGACACGCTTGCCCCGCTGTTCAGGCGCGTTGAAATGTCGGCCACGGTGAATCTGCTGACCAAGGCCGAACAGGCGGAGGGGCTGTATTTCGAGCACGACGCGCGCGGCCTGCTGCGCGGCACGGCGCGCGAACGAGCCGAGTTCTACGCCCTGATGACGCAAAACGGGTTCATGACCCAAAACGAGGTGCGCGCTGCGGAAAACATGGCGCCGTTCGCCGATCCCGCGGCGGATGCCCCACGCCTTGCGGCCAATCTTTTCGGCCCCGCGCCGCTGGCTGACGAATAGGAGACAGCATGGAGCGCTTTTATAACAGCGGGTGCGAGTTCCGCTTTTCATCCGCCGCTGGCGACCGCGCGTTTGAAGGTTACGCGGCCGTGTTCGGGAACGTCGATGCCTACGGCGACGTGATTGCGCCCGGTGCGTTCGCGAAGTCGCTTTCCCAGCACCAGCAGGCCGGCTCCCGCCCGCCGATGCTGCTGGAGCACGGCCGTTCGTCCGACACGACCCTGCCGGTCGGTGTGTGGACACACCTGTCGGAAGACGGCACCGGGCTTTATGCCAAAGGCGAGCTGCTCGACACCGCCGCCGGCCGCGACACCTATGTTGCGCTGAAGGCGCAGGCGCTGTCGGGCCTGTCCATCGGCTTTCGCGCCACCGACTTTGCGCTGCGCGGTGCGGATCCAACAGCCCCCCGCCGCACGATCAAGGCGGCTGACCTGGTTGAAATTTCGGTGGTCGCCTTCCCGGCCAACGACAAGGCCCGCGTTGCCGGAGTCAAGTCGGTGCCAGGCACCATCCGCGAGTTCGAGGAGTTCCTGCGGGATGCGGGCTTCTCTCGTGCCCACGCTGCGGCTGTCGCATCGCGTGGGTTCAAGTCGTTCGACGCCGCGCGGGATGCCGGCCTGGACGCAGCCGCCGTCGACGCCCTGGCGTCGCTCACTCAAACACTGAAAGGCATCTCGAAATGAAACATGAATTCAAGAGCGGCGATTCGGCCGCACCGGCCAGCGCGGACGAGATCCGCCGCATTGCCAGCGAATTGCAGTCGGCCTTTTCCGAGTTCAAGGCCAACAACGACCGCGCCTTGACCGACCTGCTGAAAAAGGGCGAGGTCGACGGGCTGGTCGAGGAAAAGACCGGCCGCATCAACACCGCGATCAGCGAGCTGCAGGCCCGCCTCAACACGCTTGAAGTGAAGCGCCCGGATCTTGGCGCGCAGGCTTCCGAACGCGAGACTGACTACAAGAAGGCGTTTATCGACTATGCCCGCAAGGGCGATCAGTTCATTCCCGATCTGGAGCGCAAGGCGGTCAGCGTTGGCACCTCGGCCGATGGCGGTTATGCCCTGCCGAAGGAAATCAACAGCGAGATCGAGCGGCTGGTCAAGCAGGTCTCGCCGATGCGCTCGCTCGCCCGTGTGGTTAATGTCACCACGTCCGACTGGCACCAGCTGGTCAGCGGCACGCAGCACGCCTCGGGCTGGGTGGCTGAAGCCGGATCCCGCGCTTCCACCGCGACCGCGACCTTCAACGACGTGGCCGCGATCATGGGCGAGGTTTACTGCAACGCCTATGCGACCCAGCGCAGCCTCGACGATCTTGGCTTCGACGTGTCGCGGTTCATCATCGAGGAAACCGCCAACGAGTTCGCCACCCAGGAAGGGGCCGCGTTCATTACCGGCACCGGCACCAACAAGCCCAAGGGCATTACGGCCTACACGGCGAACACCTCGTCCGATGGCGCCCGCACCTTTGGCGATCTTGAAATGGTGAAAACCGGCGTCGCCGGTGCGTTCATCACCACGACCACCACGGCCAGCCCGGCCGACACGCTGATTGACGTGATTCACAAGGTCAAGGCAGCGTATCGCGCCAATGGCGTGTTCATGATGAACGCGACGACCCTGGGTTCGGTGCGCAAGTTCAAGGACGCGCAGGGGCATTACATCTGGCAGCCGGCCCTGGCTGCCGGCCAGCCCAGCACGCTGCTGGGTTATCCGGTCTACGAGGCGGCCGACATGCCCGACGTTGCCACCGACACCCTGCCGATTGCGTTTGGCGATTTCCGGCGCGGCTACACGATTGTTGACCGCAACGCCGGCGTTTTCCTGCGCGATCCCTATTCGGCGAAACCTTACGTGCTGTTCTACACGACCAAGCGTGTCGGCGGCATGGTGGTCAACTCCGAAGCCATCAAGTTTGTCGCGACCCGCACCTGATGCTGGACGCTGACCCAGGCACGGCGGCGGCCCTCCCTGTCCAGCCGCCGTGCCTGATGATTGCAACACACACCCACGGGTCGGTGACGCCGGCGTTCGCCGCGTCGCTGGCCCGTGCGGCGCGCGACCTGACCTTGCGCGGCGTGCCGGTGGTATTCAATCTGCCGGAAGACAGTCTGGTGGCACGCGGTCGCAACCGCGCCGCGGCCGACATGCTCGACGCGCCCGACGTGACGCATCTCATGTTTGTCGATGCGGACATCGACTTCACGGCAGACGACATCTGCCGCCTGATTGATCTTGGCCAGCCGATTGCCGTGGCGGCGTACAGGAAAAAGCAGGAGCGGCACGAATATGCGGTCACGTTCCTGCCCGATTCCAACGAGGCGCTCGACGTTGCGCTCGATGCGGATGGCCAGCAGGTGGCCTGCCGCATCGCCCGTGCGGCCACCGGCTTCATGTTGATCGAGCGGCGCGTGTTCGAGACCCTGGCGTCGACCCGCCCCGACATCGGCTACGTCGATTACCGCCCCGACGAACCACGCCGACAGATGTGGGATTTTTTCCCGTGCGGGGTCCGTTCCGACCGGCGGTTCTGGTCGGAGGATTACCAGTTCTGCGAAATGGCGCGCGAGGCCGGATTTCCGGTGTGGCTGCGCATCGACATAACACTTGGCCACTGGGGCGCCTTTGTCTGGCGCTCGAACGTGTCCGACCAGTTCCACAAGAAAGGCGACCCCGATGCCGCAACTCCGGTATGACGGCCTGATCCCGCGCGACGAACACACCTACACCGGCCAGCGCCGGATCTGGCGGCCGGGCCAGATCGACGAGATTCCCGCCGCGCTTGCCAGCAACCTGCTGCGGTCGGGATATTGGCGGCCCGCCGAGGCCCGCGCGGCCGCGGGCGCGCCCCTGCCCGTGTTCGCAAGGCCGATGAATCTGGCGACCCTGGGCGATTCACTCGCCGCGCGCGGCAACTCTTCAACGGTGACCACCCTGATTTCGGTGGCCGGCAATGTCGACGCCCTGTCGCAGGGGCAGTTCGCTTATTCCTGGGCACGCGCCTTTGCCACGGCTGGCACGCGGGTTTCCGGCGGTGGCGCGCCCGACCATTTGACGCAGATCGACTCGATTCTTGCTGCCTCCGGCATCGACGTGGTGCTGTGGCTCTCGCCGGGCACCAACTCGCTTGCCGCCCTGATCGACGGACCGACCCTGCTGTCGCAGATCCGCACCGGCCTTTCCACGCTCACGGCGGCGGGCAAGCTCGTCCTGCTGTGCACCATCCCGCCCCGCGCCACGGGTGCGGAAAACGCGGTGTTCTATCGCGACTGGACCCTGGTCAATGATTACATCGTTCGGCAATCCTGGCGCGAGTTCCCGCAGGTCGTTCCGGTCGACCTCGGCCCCGCCCTGTGCCGCCCCGGCACGCCCATGGCGCCGCTGCCCGAGTTCTATCAATCCGACCTGCTGCATTTCTCCCCCGCTGGCGCCATGGCTGTCGCGGCCGAAGTTCTGGCCGCCGCCCGCGCCGCCCTGCGCTTTCCGCCCGAGGCCGAAAGCCGGTACTGGTCCGACGCACTGAACGGTTACACCGACTATTTCGCCAACGGCGCCATGACCGGCACCGACGGCACCAACTCCGCCGCCGCCGGCGGTGGCACCACATCCACCGGAACCATTGCCAGCAACTGGACCGCGCAGGTACGCGCCACCGGCCCGATCATCACGCACACCGCCGGCGTGACCGACCCCGCCTACCCCGGCGTGCTTTTCCAGGAAGTGGCGCTGTCGGGCACCGGCGCCAATAACAGCACGACCTCGCCCGGCTACTGGGCCTATTCAGATTTCACGCCATCGGGCGGCAACATCGCTGCCGGCGACGTGGTGTTCGCGTCCATGCGTGTCCTGTTGCGGCAGTGCGACGGCATGATGGCGCCGCAGTTCCGGCTGGCGCTCAACGTGTCCGGCACGGTCACGGCACAGACCTACGCGCTGAGCTATGACAGCGACAGCCTGTCGATGCCGAACGGTCCGCAGACGGCTGATTTCTACACCTCCACCCCGGTTTACACCGTGGGCGCCGGCATGACCGGCCTGCGCCTGTTTTTCTCGCCGTTCTTCCGCACCGGCGCGCCGCTGGCCGGCTCGCTGCTGTTTGGCGACGTGCGGCTGTGGAAGGTCGCATGAGTTTTTCACTGGCGCTGCAGACCGCCCCGGCCTTTGCCGCGATCAGCACGGCCGATGCGAAGGCGTGGCTCAAGGTCGACACCAGCGACGACGACACGCTGATCGACGCTTTGGTGGCCGCCGCCGTGGCGGCCTGCGAGGCCGAAACGGCCCGCGTGCTGTGCGCCTCGACTTGGGTCTTGCGGCTCGACGGCTTCCCCTGCGGTGGCGCGGCGCTGGTCTTGCCGGTGGCGCCGGTCTCGTCGATTTCGTCGGTCAAATATTACGACGCCGACAATGTTCTGCAGACATGGTCGTCAACGGCGTGGGAGGCCGATCTTAATTCGCTGCCGCCCCGCCTCCGCCCGGTGCTCAATGCGCCCTGGCCCGGCACGCGGGACCGGTTTGGCGCGGTCGAGATCACGCTGGTTGCCGGCTACGCCAGCGCGGCCGCCATCCCGCCGTCGCTGCTGCAGGCGGTGCGCTTCATCCTGTCGCATCTGCACGAGAACCGCATGGCGGTTCTGGTGGGTGTGGGCGCGCAGGAATTGCCGCTGGGCGCGCAGATGCTGCTTTCGGGCTGGCGCCTGCCGTGGCTGGGCTGAGCCTGTGAATCCCGGCGTCCTGCGCGAGCGGGTCACGATCCAGCAGCTCGCCACCAGCGCCGATGGCGCCGGCGGCCAGTCGCGCACCTGGTCGACGCTGGCAACGGTGTGGGCGCGGGTGCAGCCGCTGGCCGCCCGGGAGCAGTTTGTCAGCGAGTCGTTGCGCGGTGTCGAGGCTTTCGTGGTCACCATCCGTTATCGCGCTGCGGTCACGCACACGCACCGCGTGGTCTGGCGCGGCCGCACGCTCAACATTACCGCAGTAACCAACCCCGACCAGCAGCGCCATTACATGCAACTGGCCTGCGAAACCGATCTGTCGGTGTAGGGCGTGGCGACGCGGTCGAAAGTCAGGGGCGTCATTCGCATCCGCCGGGCGTTGAAGATTTTGCCCGAGGCCGTGCGCGCCGACCTGTCTGTCCAGATGCGCACCTTTGGCGAGCGCGTGCTGGCCGACCAGCGCGGCCGGGCTCCCGTCCTGCAAAAGCCCGACCGGCGGCGCCGCCCCGGCCAGCTGCGCGACGCGCTGAAAATGACCTTTTCCGAGCGCGCCCTGCGCCTGCGTGTCGGCCTGCATCGAAGTCGCCGCAAGGATCATCCCTTCTGGGGGTTCTGGATGCAGTACGGCCGCGTCGGCGGCCTGGCGAAGCGCGGCAAGGGCAAGGCGGCCGGCCGGCCCCGCCGGGTTGGCGCGTTGCCCCCCCGGCCGTTTCTGTTCAACGCCGGCGGGCGCCACCAGCCCGCCCGGCAGGCGTTCCGACGCCAGATGCAGGGGACGTTCAGCCGCGCCCTGACGGCGTCGCTGGCCCGCGCCGGGGGCGCTGACTGATGGCGACCCCGGAGCTTGCGGTGCAGGCGGCGCTGTTCGATCTGCTCGACGGCAATGTCGGCGCCGGCGTCGGTGTGTGGGAGCACCCGCCCGCCGATCAGCCGCCGCCGCTGGTGGTGGTGGGCGAATCCACCATTGCCCCGGCGGGCGGCAAGGATGGCGGTCTTGATCGCGTCGAATTCGTTGTTTCGACCTGGTGGTCCGGCGGTGGCCGCAAGGCCGGGCTCGACATCATGGACGCTGTCCGGGCGCTGGTCGAGGGGGCGGCCCTGACCGACGCCGACTGGCTGCTTTCGCCGCCGGTTTTCGACGGCGCTGAAACCTCGCGGCTGGACGACGGCGACTGGTTCGTCGGCCGCCAGCGCTTTTTCCTGTTTGCCCAACCGGCCTGACCCGGCCCCTCCACCCGTTACCCACCCCCCTGAAAGGCCGCCCCACCGGGCGGCCTTTTCCTTTTCTGGAAAGGCAACCCGAAAATGGCCAAGAAACTCGGCAACAATTATCGCCTTTATGTGGGCGATGGCGGCGGCTCCGAGGTGTTCAGCGCGCTGGCCGGCCAGCGCGACCTGTCGGTGTCCGGCAGCTCCGGCGAGATCGACATTTCCGACAAGACCAACGCGCCCTACAAGCTCACCGCGCCGGGTCTGTTCACCCGCACCATCACGGTCTCGGGCGTGGCCGACCTGCCCGACAGCGCCGGGTTTACCCGGCTGGAAACCCAGTTCAAGGCGCAGGCCACGGTCAACATCGAGCTGCGCAAGACGCCGTTCGGCGGCACCGACGGCGTGGTCGAGGGCTCGTTCTACGTTACCGCCTTCGAGGTATCGGCCGGCATGAACAACGAGCTGACCTATTCGATCACGCTGAACCCGAGCGCGGCCCTGACCACCGACGTGTGGTCGTGATGAGCGAACCCGCCGTATCGCCCGGCGCCAACGCGCACCGGGGTGAAACCGAGATCGCCTTGGGCGGCACGACCTATGTGCTGCGCCCCACGTTTGAGGCGCTGGTCGAGATCGAGCGGCAGGTCGGCAAGCCGGTCCTCGCCCTGATCAACGAAAGCCAGGCCCAGGGCCTGCCGCTGGACGTGCTGGCGGTGGTGGTGACCGAGTGCCTGCGTGCGCATGGCCGCGAAACCGGCGACCGTTCGATGCAGCATTTCAACAAGCCGCGCATTGCCGACCTGATTTATCAGGAAGGACTGGTGCGCGTGTTGCCGGCGGTCATGGCGGTTCTGGTTGCGGCGGTGGTTGGCGGCCGCGAACTGGACACGGAAAAAAACGCGCCACCGGCATAGCGGACAGCGAGGGGGGGGCGCCCGGCCTGCCCTGGCGCCGTTATGCCGGCGACGCCGCCGTGGTGTGCGGTTGGCCCCCCGGCCTGTTCTGGCGCTCGACCCCTCATGAGTTTTTCGCGGCGGTTGAAGCGCACAATCGCCTGAACGCCCCGCCCGAGGACTGAGCATGGCCACCACCGACGAAAAACTGCGCATTACCGTCGACGCCTCGCTGGAAATCCTGCGCCGTGAAATGGAAAACGGGCGGCGCGTCATTGAGCGCTTTTCCAGCACGACGCAATCGCAGCTTGCCGTCGTTGAACAGGCTTTTGCCCGCGTTGGCCAACTGGTGAAGCCGGTTGTGGCCCTGTTCGCGGTTGACAGGCTTGTGGCGTTCGGCAGCGGCGTGGTGGACGTCTCGCTCAAGTTCGCGGGTTTCGAGCGCGCTCTGACGGCGATCACAGGGTCGTCGAAGGCCGCACAGGACAGTCTGGAAGACCTGCGCGCCATCGCCGACCGCACCGGCTACCGCATGGCCGACCTGGCGCAGCGGTATGTCGGTCTGACCGCCGCCGCCAAGGGGACCGTGGTTCAGGGCGAGCTGCAACGCCGCCTGTTTGAAGCCACCACGCGCACCGGCGCGGCCTACGGCCTGACGGCCGAGCGGCTTTCCGACAGTTTTTACGCCCTCGAGCAGATTGTTTCCAAGGGCAAGGTGCAGATGGAAGAGTTGCGCGGCCAGCTGGGCGACGCCCTGCCCGGCGCGTTCCAGATCGCCGCGCGGGCCATGGGCGTTACCACCTCGCAGTTGTCCGACATGCTGAAAAAGGGCGCGCTGCTTTCCGAGGACTTTATCCCGAGGTTTACCGCCCAGCTTGAAAAGGAACTGCCGGCATCGATTGAAAACCCCCGCGCCGCCTTTGGCCGGCTCGGCACGGCGTTTGATGATTTCAGGCTGTCCCTTGCCGACACGGGGTTCATCGACGCGGTTGTGTCCGGCCTGACCACGCTGACCAGTGTCGCCCGCGACGCGGCCTTGCAGATCAGGGGCATCACAAATCTTTGGCGTGATGGCAATGTCCTGGATATTTTCACCCTGTCGGGTGACAGCCTGGCCAGGGAAGGCGACCCGGTTGTCCGTGTCCGCCGCCTGACCGAGGAACTGCGCAAGCAGACCGCCATCCGGAAGGAATTGCAGGCCGCCGCCGCGATAGATGAAAAAGACCAGTCCGGTTTTTTTGATGATCCCACGCTCCGCCGGCAGCGCGCTTACAGGGTCGCCCAGTCTGTACAGGAAGAGCGCGCCGCTTTGCAGCGTCTTCAGTCTGCCTTGGCGGACAAGGGATTCAACAATCGGCTGATTTCTTCAAAAACTGCCGGCGCCCCCGCCGCCGCCGCCGCCGCCATCCTTGCCGCCGCCGCTGAAAAAAAGCCGCGGCCGGCGAAGGCTGAACGCACCCTGCAGGATCAGGTCAACGAGTTTCTTGCGGCAAAGCCGGGCAAGGCGATTGACGAAAGCTGGGTCAAGCCGCTGGAAGACCTGCGCGACGTGTCCGACCTGGCCCGCGACCGCTGGGAAAGGCTGCTGGCCTCCATGAGCCAGCGCATCCCCACACCGCAGGCCGACGCCATCGCCGCCGGCGTGGAAGCGGCGGCCGAGGCGTCGAAGCGCTTTGCCGACACCGTGGTCAATGCGTTCGACGCCATTGCCTTCCAGGGCGCCAGCGCGGGTGACGTGATCAAGCGGCTGGCGCTGCAGTTGCTGGTGGTCGAGCCCCTGCTGAAATCCATCCGCGCCGCGTCGGAGCGCCTGTTCGAGGGCATCTGGGCCGGCGGTGGCGGGGGGCACGGCGGACTGCTGGGTGGCGTCCTGGGCGGGCTGTTCGGCGGGTTCTTCGCCGAGGGCGGCACGCTGGCGGCCGGCCGCTGGGGTATTGTGGGCGAACGCGGCCCTGAACTGATCGGCCCCTATGCCCAGCCGGTTACCGTTTCGCCCATGGCCCGCGCCGCGGGCGCGTCGGTGACCTACAACATCGACGCGCGCGGCAGCACCGACCCGGCCGAGACGCAGCGCATCGTGGTGGCGGCGCTGGCGGCGGCGACGCCGTCGATTATCGACCGCGCGACGGCGAAGACCATGGATCAATTCTCGCGCCGGCGGATCTGAAATGACCAGCTACCCCCTGTCGTGGCCGACCTACACCGGCGTGAAAAGCGACACGCTGACCCTGACGCGGATCCAGCGCGCGCACAAAAGCCCGTTCAGCGGCGCGACGCAGGTGGTGGCGAATTTCTCGCGCTGGGATCTGGCCATCGAGCTGCCGGCGATGCGGCTGGCCAACGCCGAGAAGTGGGCGGCCTGGCTCGACAGCCTGAACGGACAGGAAGGCACGTTCCGCTACGCGCCCAGCCAGTCGGCTACGTCGGCGCTGTCGGGCATCACGCTGGATTCCGCCATCGCGGCGGGGCAGACGGTGATCGACCTTGCCGGCTGGAGCGCGCTGGCCGCGAGCACGCTGCGCGTCGGCCAGATGCTCACCTGCGGCGCGCTGTTCCGCATTCTCTCCGCCCCGGCCAATGCCGACGCCGGTGGCGTGTGCCAGGTCGAGGTCGCGCCGCCCGTTCGCCTGGCCTATGCCGGTGGCACGGCGGTCGAGTTCGGCGCGTCCTACGCCCCGCGCGGCCTGTTCCGCCTGGCCGAGCCCCCGCCCGGTTACACCCAGGGCGCCGACGGCTGGTGCACCTTCCCCGTGCTGAACGCCGAGGAAGCGCTTTGACCACCCGCGACCTCGACTCGGACTGGCTGGCCTTTCTTGACCGCGCGGGCCTGTCGTCGTTCTGGCTGGCGCGACTGGAGTTCGCCAGCGAAACCCAGTTCGTGTGGACCGGCACCGGCGACCTCGCCGTGTCGGGCACGGGCGACACCGAACTCGACGGCAACACATTCCACGCCCTGACCCCCGGCGTACTGGTCAATGTGGGCGACAATGTGATCCAGTACGGCGGCAGCGACGCGCTGCCGGTGTCCATCGGCATCCCGTCCAGCCCGCCCGCCGCCCTTTCGGCGGCCGTGATCGACGCGACCGAGTATCAGGGCCGCATGGCCTGGTTCTGGCAGTGCGTGCAGCACACCGCGCCCCTGCCCGGCGCCGCCGCCGTGTGGCTGTTCAAACGCATCCGCGCCGGCTTCATGGACACGCTGACCGTGCGCAACGACGGCGAGACCCACACCTTCACGCTGGGGGTCGAAAGTCATCAGGCAATGGTGACCGGCGCCGCCCGCCGCACCCTGCCGCTGCTGAAGGCGATTTCCGGCGGCACCGACATCGCCGGCGATTTCGCGGCCAACATCGCCAACAATTCCCCCGCCCCCGCCCGCGCCGCCGGCCTGACCCTGCCGAACGGCCTGACCATTCCGAGGCTGTTTTGAGCGCCCCCGTCCCGCCCGTGCGTCTCGCGCGGTGGGAACCGCGCCTGCGCCTCTATCTGGAAGAGCAGCGTCACGCGCCGTTCGCCTGGGGCCGCAACGATTGCGCGCTGTTCGTCGCCGGCGCCGTTGCGGCCATGACCGGCGTTGACCTGGCGGCCGCGTTTCGCGGGGGCTACAGCGACGCGCGCGGCGCGGCTGCGGCGTTGAAGGCGCACGGCGCCGGCACGCTGCGGGCCACGGTGACCGCGCTGCTGGGTCCGGCCCTGCACCCCGCCCGCGCGATGCGCGGCGACGTGGTCGAGTGCCGCAAGGCGCTTGGCGTGTGCACCGGCGGCTGGTTCTGGATGGTGGGCGAAAACGAACACGGCCAGCCCGGCCTGCTGCGCCTGCCGATGACACTGGCCGAGCGCATCTGGCGCGTGCCGTTTCCCTGTTCGTCCGGGGCCGGCTGATGGGCAAGGTGCTCAAGATTTTCACGGTGGTGGCGGGGCTGGCGCTGGCGTTCGTGCCCGGTGTCGGCGCGGCGTTCACCAGCGCCATCATCGGCCTGGGTGGCGGCACCTTCGCCGCCGCCGGCGTGGCCTTCGCGCTCAAGGGCGTTCTGATCCTGGCGGGCGGGCTGATGGCGGCCGGCATGGTTGGCGGCCTGTTCCGCAAGAATCCCGACCTGACCTCGGCCATGTACGACCGCCTGAAAAAGAACCTCGACCCCGACCCCGTGTTCAAGTGGGCGTTCGGGCAGGTGGCGTTTTCGACCGACCTGATTTTCCAGGAGCGTTACGGCTCGAAAAGCGACCAGATGGTGGAAGTCTACGCACTGGCCGGCCACCGCATCAGCGCGGTGCAGTCGGTCTATTTCGACAACGAGCTGACGTGGAACGGCAGCGCCTTCACTGGCAAATATGCAACCGGCATGGTTTCGGCCCGCGCGGTGACCGAGGGCACGGCCGGGACCGCGCTGGCGCTGGGTTCGGGGTCGTACTGGACCACGGCGGCGCGCGCTACCGGCATCGCCCGGCTTGAACTGGTCTACAATCTCAACCCGAAAAAATGGGGCGACGGCGCGTTGAGCCCGCCGCAGCGCGTGACGTTCATCGGCAAGGGCTCGCCGGTGTACGACCCGCGCCTCGACAGCACGCGCGGCGGCAGCGGCAGCCACCGCGCCGATGATCGCTCGACGTGGGAATATGCCCACGGCGGCACCGACATCGGCCGCAATCCGGCGCTGTGTCTGCTGGCCTATCTGCTGGGCTGGAAGATCAGCACGACGTTTGTTCTGGGCCGGGCCATCCCGCCCGCGCTAATCGACTTTTCCAGTTTCATCACCTACGCCAGCCTTTGCGAGGAATCGGTCGTCACCGCCGCCGGCGGCACGGTGCAGCGCTACACCTGCGACATTCTGCTGTCGGACGCCGACGACCACGAAACCAACATCCGCAACCTGCTGGGCTGCATGGGCACGGTCGAACTGACCGACGACGGCGGCATCTACGCCCTGTCTGGCGGCTATGACGACACGCTGACCGACACCGTTGTCCTGACCGAGGACGACCTGATCGGGGGTTATGAATGGTCGCCAGCACCCGGCATCCGCGAGCGGCACACCGGCGTCACCGGCCGCTTCCCCAACCCGTCGAAACTGTACGTGCCCGAAAGCTGGGGCAACGTGAACCTCGCGAGCCTGTACGCCGACGGCATCCCGCGCCTGCTGCAGCTTGACCTGCCCGGCGTGACGCGGTGGGAGACCGCCCAGCGCATCGCCAAGCAGATCCTGCTGGCGGACACGGTCGCCGGCAGCTTCACCGCCGTGTTCGGCCCGCGTATGTTCGCCGCCAAGGTCGGCTCGCTGATCGAACTGAGCCTGTCGCCCGAGGGCTGGAACGGCAAGCTGTTTCGCGTCACCAGCATGGCGCAGGCGCATGACCTCATGTTCCGGGTGACGGCGCGCGAAGTGAGCGCCGACGTTTACGAGTGGGACGCGGAGGAAACCGCCATCCCGACCGTTACCGCCATTCCTGCCTATGACCCGACCGAAACGGTGACGCCGGCCGGCCTGGCGGTGACCGGCCGCACCGTGACCGGCTCGAACGGCCTGCCGGTCCAGTTCGCCGACGTGACGTGGACGGCCGAAACGTCGCAGCTTGTCGCCGGCATCCAGATTGAAACCAAGGTTTCCACCGCGACCGGCTGGGAGATCGCGACCGACGGCCTGATCGACGCTTCGCTCGCGCTGCTGACCGTGCTGGCCCCGGCCGGCGTGACGGTGCAGGCCCGTGCGCGTTACCGCATGGTCTCGGGCGTTTACGGGCCCTACGCCACCACCGTTTCCGGCGCGATCCCCGCCACCGAGATCGACAGCGATGCCCTGGCCGACAACGCGGTGAACGACCCGCCGACGCAGTTGCAGTCGAGCGCGGTGGTGGCCATTACCGGCACGGCGTGGAAGGACGTGGGCACGTTCAAGCTGTCGTTCGCGTCCGTCGCCACCACTGACGTGATCAGCCTTGCGGCCACCTGTTCCACCCGCTGGGCGGCGGGCGTCACCAACATGGCCAATTTCCGACTGGCGTGGCGCCTGTCGTCCGGCAGCGCCGACACCGGCGCGCTGATCGGCACGGCAAAATATGTGATCGGCAGCAGCAGCGGCGACGTGCCGGTGGATTTTTCAGCACGCCTCACCGGCGTGTCCGGCAGTATCGAGGTGTGGCTGCAGGTGCAGCCGGTGCTGATCGGCATTGCGCCTGGCATCCCGGCCGGCATGTCGGTGGCGGGCTGCTATCTTGATGGCCAGCGGGTGAAGAAATGACGCGGTACGTGGGGTTTGACGACACGACCGGCATGGTCGAGCGGATCTGGGACGGCACAGCCACACCATCGGAAAGCGGCTTCACCGTGGCCGCATCGCCCAGCGTCACCCGCGAGTCGACGTATCTCGCCACGCCCGGAACCGTGGGCAGCGCCACGGCGCGGATCGACTGGCCCCTGGCCGGCGGCACGCCGGCCGCCGACAAGGGCGTGATCGCGGCCGACGGCGCCGACACGCTGACCATTTCGGGCCTGCACAACCCGTCCGACCTGCTGATTCACAACCCCGACGGCACCACCGACCTCGTCACCGTGTCGGCCACGTCCTACGGTTTCACCGCGACCGCCCCCGGCACCTACCGCATCGAACTGGCGCGGGCGTACAAGGGTTACGAGGCGACGGTGGTGGCGCTGGAGGCGGCCTCGGGCGCGGTCATGTTCACGACGGCGGACGGCTGGTCGTGGGCTTCCCGCACGGCGGACTGGACGCGCACCGGCTCGACCGCGTGGACCGACATCACCGGTCTGGCGTTCACGCCCGAGGCCGGCGGTGTTTACGAAATCGAGGCGCGGCTTTTGTGCCGCACGAACACGGCCGCCGACGGCCCCGGCGTGGGGGTCGCCCTGCCCACGACCTATGACGACAGCGTGTTCGAAATCGCCGGCCCGTCGACCGGCGTCATTACAACCGGGGTGAGGTTCGTCGGCGATCCTGCGGTGTCGACGGGGATGCAGTCGGGTGCGGTGGACACCGCGAACTTGTCTTATCCCTACCGGGTGTCGGGCACGCTGGTGGCGGGCGCCTCGCCCTCGGGTGACTGGAAACTGCAGGGCCGGGTCGACGTTGCCGGCTCCACGGTCACGGTCAAGAAATACAGCTGGCTGCGCTGGCGGCGTCTGCCGGTCTGATGCCCAACCACAACACGCCCAACCACAACAAGCCCGGCGCCGGTCGACCGGGCTAAGGCGGCGCTCTTGCCGCGCACTGGAAAGGAACCCAGCCCATGGACGAAACCGCCCTTGCCATCGGCCAGCTGCAGGCTGCCGTTGAAGCGCTGCGCAACGAGCAGGCCGCCACCCGTCACGAGCTGGTGCGGCTGAGCGAGCAGGTCTCCGACCTGATGGCGGTGAAAAACCGGGGCTGGGGCCTGCTGGCGGGCGTGTCCCTGCTGGCGGCGGCCGTTGGCAACCAGGCATCGCACCTGATCGACGCCATCATTCACGGCGCAGCGAAATGACCGCGCCCTGGTTTCCGCCCCACGCCCGAACGAAAGGAGCTTGGCGTGCATCGAGCGTATCAGCCACTCGGAAATCTGGCGCCCGCTCTCCAATTCCTTCTGAGCCGAGGTCAGCGCCCGCTCATAGAGGATGGTTTCGATAATCTCAGATCGCACATTGGCGGATTTAATCTCGGCCTCATCGGCCTCATTGTACTCGGCTTCGTACATCAGGATTTCATCCATCGTACTGACCGTGCCCTCCATGCGGGACGATATAACAGCTTCCTGCTGGCGGAGTGGTGCCAGTAGAAATTCGCTGTTGTGCATATTCTTGAGCATCTGATCGAAGCGGGCAATTGCATCGACCGCTTTGGTGACAGGCCCCATCAATGCCCCATAATCGAGTGAGGTGGGCGGAAACTTATCGTAATGATAGCCAACGGCCTTGTCGAAATTTAGCTCACTCAGGGGTATTGCCATCGCTGCCTCTCATGCCGCCCTTGTCGCTCAGATTTGGACGAATCGGAGAGGCAAGGTGCTTTGTGCATCATGCGTAGAGGCAACGGCCCTTGTCCACCAAAAAATGGGTAATTTGGCAATCAAGGTCGTTTGAGTGTCAGTTTTATAGGCAATCGGCCTTGAATGCCGGAATGCATGCATCGCCATGCTCAAGACGATCTTCGCGCAGGAGACTGCCGAAGCGGCGCACCAGCAATGGGAACAGGTCGCAGATGCGTGCCGCGAGAAGTTCCCCAAGCTGGCCAGTATGATGGATGCATCGCGCGAGGACGTGCTTGCCTACATGACCTTCCCGAAGGACCACTGGGCGCGGATCGCCTCGACCAACCCGCTGGAAAGGGTCAACAAGGAGATCAAGCGAAGGGCCGATGTCATCGGCATCTTCCCCAACGATGCCGCCGTGATCCGCCTCGTCGGAGCGCTCATGCTGGAGCAAAATGACGAATGGGCAGTATCGCGCCGCTACATGACGCTGGAAACCCTCGGCTCGGTGAGCCATAATCCCATTGTCAGCCTGCCAGCTCTGGCCGCCTGACACGAACCTGATCCTGCCGTGGATCGACGATTCCTACACCACCCCGTGGGACACTACCTTCAACGGAGCGACAAAATGAGCTTGGCCAGTTTTTATCTGTCCGGCCGCGACCTGCAGCGCCTGATCGGCGTGCACCCGGATCTGGTGCGCGTGGTCGAGCGCGCGGCGACGCTGGCGCCGTCGCCGTTCATGGTGCTGGAGGGCGTGCGCTCGCTGGCGCGCCAGCGCCAGTATTTCCGCGCGGGCAAGACCCGCACGATGCGCAGCCGCCACCTGACGGGGCACGCGGTGGACCTCGCCCCGCTGATCGACACCGACGGCGATGGCGACCGCGAGGTGTCGTGGAACTGGGCCGATTTCCGCCCGCTGGCCCGCGCCGTGAAGCTGGCCGCCGAACAGGTTGGCGTGCCGGTCGAGTGGGGTGGCGACTGGAAGGGATTCCCCGACGGCCCGCACTGGCAGTTGCCGTGGGAGGTCTACCCGTGAGCGTGCTTTCCACCGACTTCCGCCGCCTGATCCAGACGCTGGCCATCATCGGGTCCGGCATGGCGCTGACCGTGTTTCTGGCATGGCTCGTGTGGGCCATGGTGTGGGGCTACGCCTGGCCCGTGTCGCTGCGGGCGATGCAGCTGCGCAACGTCGGCTGGGTGGCGCTGGGCGTCATTGGCCTGCTGCTGGTGCAGCAGTCGATTCTTGGCCGACGCAACTTCATGGCCAAGGGGCCGGGCGGCGTTTCGATCAGCTCGACCGGCGATGATGGTGCCGCCGAATGAGCCGCGTTGAAGTGATCGGCGATTGCACGCTGTACCTTGGCGACTGCCGGGACGTTCTGGGCGCGCAGCCAGCGCAATCGGTTGACATGATTCTGACCGATCCGCCCTATGGCAACAGCAACAACGAGGGCGATCTTAACGCGGCTATTGGTTCCATGCGCGGATATGAGGTCGAGGCCATTGCGAACGACGACCAGGCATCGATGCGGGCGGTGGTTGGCGACATGCTGCTGCAGGGCGCGCGCGTCTTGCGCAAGACTTCCGCGCTGTTGTGTTTTTGTTCTGGCGGCGGCCAGCGCGGCCCCACGTTCGCGTGGCTGGCTCAGCGTATGGATGAGGGCGGCCTTGATTTTTTTCACTCGCTGATCTGGGACAAGGTCAACACCGGCCTTGGTTGGCGCTATCGTCGACAGTACGAAATGGTCATGATCGCGCACCGCGCCCGCGGCAAAATTCTCTGGGCCGATCCCGGCCGCTCGCACCCGAACATCGTGAAAATGCCCGCGCCAGCGGGGTTTTTGCGTCGGCACCCGAATGAAAAGCCCGTGGCGTTGATGCGTCTGCTGCTGGAAATTCACGCCCCGCCCGGTGCTGTTGTCTGCGACCCTTTCATGGGGTCCGGCACCACGGGCGTTGCCGCTGTCCAGCTTGGCTTGTCATTCGTCGGTGTTGAGCTTGATGCCCGGCATTTTGACACCGCCTGCCGGCGCATCGAGGAGGCCGTTCGCCAGCCGCGCCTCGCGCTCGCAGCGCCGGCCCGTGTTGTTCAGGAGGCGCTGATATGACCTGCGGCCGATGCGAGCCGGACTATTGCGCCTGCGCTGATTTTTTCGGGTCGTACCTGAGTTTTCACCGGGGTGAGATCGACCGCGTTCTGGCGCCCTCGCCGGCCCCCGTTCCCGCGCCCCCGCCCGTGCCCTCCCCGGAGCCGGGCGAATGATCGCGCTCGCGCTGGCGTGGCTGCGCGCAGGCGGCTGGCGCTGGGTGCTGGGCATCGGCGGTGGCGCGCTGCTGCTGCTGGCGCTGGCCGGCGGCCTGTGGCTGGCCAACCGCCACCTCGACCGCAGTTTCCGCGCCGCGCTGGAGTCCGCCGCCTCGGCGGCGGCGGCCCGCGTGACCGCCGACGTGAACGCCGCCACGGCCGTTGCCCTGGCCCGCGCGGTGGACCGCCTGAACAGCGCCGATGAAGACCGCGCCCGCCGCCTGGAGCGGGTGCGAACCGTGACCGAAAGGGTAATCCGTGAACAGCGCACGATTCTGGCTGGTCCTGCCGGCGATGCTGCCGCCCTTGATGCTGTCGGCCTGTGCCTCTTCAACCAGTCGGTCGACCTTGCCAACGGCGACCCTGTCCGTCTCTGTCCCGGCCCCGCTGCGGGATTGCCCGCGGCTGACGCCGCTGACGGCGGATCGCCCTGATGGCGGCGCCTCCACCCGCGCGCTGATCGAAACCGCCACCCGCAACGCGGCGGCCAGCCGCGCCTGCGCCGACCTGCCCGCCTTCTACCGCGCCGCCTGGCCGGCCGGATCTGCACCGTCCACCCCTGAACCCCACCCCTGAAAGGAATTGCATCATGAGTTTCAAGACCGCTGTTTTCGCCGCCGCCCTGTCGGCCGTGCTGGCCGTCCCCGCCTTTGCCGCGTGCACGGGGCCATTTGTGCCCCGCACCCTGGAAAGTTTCGGCGCTTTCAGCCGCGCTGGCGACCATCAGGGCAAGAACCTGGTTGTCGCTCCGGGCCAGCGGTGCCCGCTGGTTGGCTGGGCCAACGGCGTGTGCCTGCCCCTGCGCGCATGGTCCGGCCCTGTCCCGTCCACGGAGCCGCCGGCCTACGCCCGCCCGGCCTGGGTCAAGACTGATCTGGCGGAGGTGTACGACCGCGAGCGCGCTGTCACCCTGTGGCGCAAGGCGCAGGCTGAATTCGCCCTGCAGGCGGAACGCGAACGCCCCACCTGCTCGGCGGCGGAGTGGGGCTTGCTGCAGCTTGACGCCCAGATGCTGGGCCAGCGCGCCAAGGCGCTCTCGACGCTGTCGCAGCAGGCCAACGGCGCCCTGCCTGCAGGCGCCACCGGCGGCTGATCCCGCCCGCAACCTGCAAAAGCATCCGCCGGCGCCGGATCAGCCCCCACCGCCCCGGCGTTTACCCCGCCGCAGGATATCCGGCGGCGGGGCCTTTTTTGCGTGCGCATAATTCGCCGATTTTCTGGAATCCCGGTGTGGGCGCGCCCGCTCGATTGTTTGGTCTGGGATCTGGTCCGAATCGGGAACGGACTGTGCCGTCCCTGTGACGCCACTGTGCCGGACCGTGCCGCTTTGTTCCGCTTTTTTCCGTTTGGCTTGACAGCGCCGTCGGGAAAAACCAATAAAAACCAAGGTCGGAGTGTAGCGCAGCCTGGTAGCGCATCAGACTGGGGGTTAGGCGAACCCTGCCGGATTTCAGCCTTTTTTCAATATGTTGGCTTGCGGTTCGTCGTCACTGTGCCGCACCTGTGACACGGCGGCCATGGCCAGCCGCCGCGCGTCGCGGCGGTGGTGGGCGTAGCGCAGCGTGGTGGTGATATCCTCGTGCGCCAGCACGTCGCGCACCACTTCAAGCGGCGTCCCGGCCTGAACCGCCCAGCTTGCCCAGGTGTGGCGCAGGTCGTGAAAACGCAGCGGCGCCAGCCCGGCGGCTGTAATCGCCGCGCGCCAGCGTTTCCGGAAATTGGTTATGTCGAAGACGTAGCCGTCAGCCCGCCGCGGCAGGCTGGCCAGCGTGGCCACCAGCGCCGGGGTCAGGTCGACCTCGTGGGGCTTGTCGCCCTTGACCCGCACCCGAACGATCCGTCCCCGCAGGTCGACCTGTGGCCAGGTCAGGTGCGCCAGATTGCCCAGCCGCAAGCCGGTGGCCAGCGCGCACTCGATGACCGGACGCAGGGCCGTGTGCGCCGCTGCCACCAGCCGCCCCGCCTCGGCCGGGGTCAGCCAGCGGTCGCGCAGGGGTTCCTTCAGGAAGTGCAGCCGCCAGTCGATCTCGGCCACGGGCTGGCGCCATATTTTCGCGGCCATGCGCAGCACGCCGCGCAGGGTGCGCAGATAGCCGTTGACGGTGGGGGCGGCGCGGCCGTCGCGCAGGCGCGCGGTCATTCGGGCGACGGCGGCGTTGTCGATCTGCCCGACCGGGGTGGATCCGCGCAGCAGGCCGGGCAGTGTCTCGATGTGGGTGCGCACGGTGCGCCAGCTCGGCAGGTGTTCGGCGTGGTGCGCGCGGTAAAGGTCGAGCGCCGCCGCCAGCGTCAGGGTGTCCGCCGCCTGCCGGTAGGTGCCCCGCAGGAGCCGCTCGCGGATCTGGTGCTCGACGAGCGTGGCTGTTTCCCTGACCGCCGTTCGCGTGCAACCGCGATATCGGCAACCGTCGAGCGTGAAATCGTAATACCAGTAGGGCGACCCGGCCCGCCTGCGGATTGACATGGCCTTGCCCCCTCGATGAACGCCGCCAGGTCGTCCACCGTGTACCGGATGGCCCGGCCGATCAAGACATAGCGCAACCGGCCCGCCTGCCGCGCCCGGCGCACGGTGCGCCGGCACAGCCGCAGGCGCGCCGCGGCCTCGGCCTCGGTCAAAAGCTGGATGCTGGCGGTCATGGCCGGCAGCGCCGGTAAAAGCCGCCGGAATAGCGGGGCCAGTCGCCCGCCCGGCCGGCGGCCACCAGCGCGCAGGCCAGGTCTGGCGTGTCGCGGGTGGCGCACCGGGCCACCGTGCGGCCGTAGCGGTCGCGCGGGTGGCGTGCGGGCGCGCAGGTGACAAGCTGGCCCTTGACCAGCCGGCGCAGTGCGGCGGTGGCCTCTGGTCCGCCGGGCGCGGCGTGTTCGGCCGCATCGATGCCCCACAGGCGAACGCGAACGCGGCCGACGGCCAGCGTGTCGCCGTCGATGACGCGGGCGTGGCCCACCAGCACCGGCGCCGCCCCCAACCCGGCTGGCGCCAGCGCCACCAGCCCGATGACAAGGGTTCTGATCATGAAGGAGCCCATACCACACCCTGCCTTGCCGTGCCTCGCCTTGCCACGCCCTGCCCAGCCAAACCCTGCCATGCCCAACCTCACCTCGCCCTGCCTTGCCACGCCCTGCCCAGCCAAACCCTGCCATGCCCAACCTCACCTCGCCGAGCCACGCCTCGCCTTGCCAATTTCATACCTCGAACCCGACCAGCGAGAACCGGCCATAAGTGGGGCGGAAATCGCCCACGCCGATCAGCCGCCCGGCATCGGCCAGCAGGCCGCGCAGGAATGACTGGTCGATGTACTCCGGCAAAGTCACCATGATCTGGACGCTGGCGCGCCAGCCGGCGCGGAGCGCCGGGCGCACACGGGTGATGCCCGCCCGCTGCACCGTCACCCGAGCGCGGTGTTCATAATCCCACGCGCCAACACCCAGCGATGCAACGTCGGTCAGGCTGACGAGCGCAGCCTTGGCCAGGTCCTGGGCCGACTTGCGCGTCGAGCGCGGATCCTGTCGGAACTTGGCGGCCGCGATCAGCGCGCCGCGCAGATATTCGCCCGGCAGCCCGATGTAGCCATCGGGCGTCCGATAAACGTAGGTTTCAAGATTGTCGGTCTTTTTGGCGGCGCTGTTTTTGGCCGCCTTGGCCTTGGCCTCAACCGCGTCGCACGACCAGCGGTGGAACAGAATGTCGGCGTCACCGACGATTGTGACCCGCGCGACGTAGGGTGCGCTGGTGGTGATGGTGTCGGCCGCGTCGTTGCTGACTTCCGTCAGATGAACCACGGCGCTTTCCTGCTTTCGTTTCAGTGCTGTTGCCATTTTGGCCTCCTGTTGAAAAACCTTGCCTTGCCTTGCCTTGCCGAGCCCCGGCATGCCTCGCCTCGCCGCTCCTCGCCAAATCGCGACTCGCCCGGCCATGGCTGGCCTCGCCTCGCCTCGCCTTGCCATTCCGCGCCTAGCCCCAGGCATTAATCAAACTGGTCAAGAAAGGCGTCGAGCGCGCGGTGCAGCCGGTGGCGCTCGTCGTCGCCCACCCAGGCGTAGCGCTGCAGCGCCGGCCCGGCCAGCTGCACCGCCCACCCCCGGCCACCGGGCCGGTTGAACGGGAAGATCCGCAGGCCGGCCAGTTCGGCCGGCAGGGGCCGGCGGATGGTTTCCTCCACCGGCGCCACCTCGGGCGCGGTGCTGAACAGGTCGGCGCCGGTCATGCCGCGCGCCTTGCCGCCGCCGCCTGCCGGCGGGCCATGCCCACCCAGGCCGAAACGGTGGAGGGTGTGAGGCCCAGCAGCCGGGCGATGGCCGAGGCGCCCCAGCCCAGATCGGCCAGCGCCAGAACCAGCCCCTGCCGCGCGGGCGACAGGCGCGCGCCTCGTTCGCGCAGCAGGTCGAGCATGACCTCGCCCAGCGGCCCCAGCAGGGCCAGGGCGTCGGCCCTGATGGCCCGCGCCGGGCCAAGCCCCGCGCCCGGCACCAGCCGGTGGGAGGCCGTGGCCGCGTCGGCAAGGCGGCGCGGGCGGGTCATGCCTTTGCCTGCCAGCGGGTGGCGACCTGCAGTTCGGCCACCAGCACCTCGCGGGCGCTGGCGATGATCAGCGTGCGGCGCTGACGCTGGCCGAAATCGTCCCGCGCCACCGTCTCGGCCTTGGCGCGCAACTCGGCCAGGTCGTGGCTGACCGCCAGAATTTCCGGGGCGGGCGGTCGCGGGGGCCGGACGGCGCGGGTGGTCGGGTCGGTCAGGGCGGGCCAGACGCAGATCAGCCAATACTGGAACGGGGGATCGTCGGGCTTTGTACTCATGGCCAGTTGTCCGGCTCGCCGGCGGTGCCGCTGGCGATGAGCAGGCAGGCCACGGCCAGCCCGGCCAGCACCCCGGCGGTGCCCAGCGGGCCAAACGGCAAGCTGGCCAGCGCGCGGATGATGAGCACGCCCGAGGCCACCACCGCCGCCAGCGTGGCCACGGCCAGCCAATCCAGCCGGCGCCACCAGCCGCCCGCGCCCAGCCGGCGCAGCACGCGCGGTTCCACCGCCGGGTCGGTCATGGCTGGAATGTCGACCGGCTGGTCGTCGTCCGATGGGGTTGTCAGGGCCGGGGTGCCGATGGCGACCCCTTCAAAGCTGTCGAGCCATTTTTCATGCTCGGCCTGGCGGTGGCGGATCAGCGCCGCCTGCAGGCGGAAATCAATAATCGACATGAAACCTCCCGTCGCTGGAGTGCGATAGGGCGGAAATTAAGTTAAACGTAATGTCGAAGTCAAGGGGTAAAATTAATTTTGTCGCAAGTCTCGCTGGCAACCGCGGCCGGCGGTAATTGACGCTGGCGCTGGATATGGCATAGAAGCCGGGCCGTGCGCGGGAGGCGTGCCATGGAATTTCTGATTTTGTGGGTCGGTCTGGCTTTGGTTG